AATACGGCCAATTCTGCGTGTTCGCAGTCTTCCACTTGTCCTCGTAGCCCTCAAACTGCCCGCCGTAACCAATAAATGGCGCTTTGGGAGCCAAGGCCAGCATCTCTGCCTCTTGGGACACCCAATAGTTGTACATACGCTGGGCGTCTTTGGCATTACGAACCAAGCCGCTGACGTACAGACGGCCATCTACCTCAAACTCATTACCAACAATGCGAATAACAGGTATCCATTTGCCCGCCCATTCGCGCTGCTCAAGGATTTCATAGCCATTGATCTTGCAATAGCGCACCTTGGGGCGGTCAGACTCACGGGATTTCAGCGGTTTGCCGTAAAACGCCTTCAATTGCTTGTCTTCGGGCGTCCCAGCAAACGCCGTTTGATTGCCGGGGTACAAATTCAGCGTTGCGCGGTCATAGTCTATGTAATAGTAGTCCGCAACCCGCACCGTGTCCTCATTCAACCAGTTAGAAATAGACTGGTCGCCCACACCCAGCGACTGCAAGGTCGTAATGGGCGCAGAATTGGGGTACATACGCTCATATTCGTCTCTGGTCAGGTCTTCTGTGACAAAGCAATACTTGGCGTCCGCACCCGTGGGGTCTTGCATGGTTGGGTCCATGTAAACCGAGAAAGAATTGCGAATCCGACCAATCTTGATGTCCTGCTCAAACGTATCGTCATCGCAATACTCGGTCAACAGGCGAATATAGCCCTCACCATAGGCCACTTGGTTCTCGCAAGCCGTGTCATAAGCCACATCGGCATCCGAGATGTACTCAATATGGCGAATCATGCCATTAAAAATCTCGGCAATCTCCACATCGGCATTGCTGTCCACCGGAATAACCTTGGCACCAGGGCGGTTTTGCCGCTGGTCATTGGTAACTTGGCGAACGTGCTGGGGCAGCTTGTTAATAGTCAGCGTAGGACGCGCATTAATCGTCTGTCCCTGCACCGCACCACGGGTTGCCAACACATCGGCAGGCCACTGCCAGCAATTATCGGGTGAACCGGCATAGAACTTCAGATCATCGTTCTCGTCTTCACGCGACTCGGAGAGAGCCGACATTGCCATATCCAGCCGAGAACGGGCGGTGGCAAGGATGCTGGCATCACTTTTGTCTTTAGCAGAGCCGCCAACAGCAACTGCGGCAGCAGCGGTGATACCAGTAATGTCCATTATTTTTTACCTTTTGAGGCTGGCTTGGCTGCTTCGCGCTTAACAGAGTATGCAATCGCAACAGCTTGAGGAACCGGTTTTCCGGATTTTACCTCCGCCTTAACATTAGCGCGGAAGGCGGCTGGGCTTTTTGATTTGACTAATGGCATCATTTACCTTTCTTAGCCGTCTTGGCAGAATCTTTGAAATCCTTGGCCGTTGGCGCATTCTTGCTGCCAACCTTGTTCATTTTTTCACCTGAACCAGCCTTGATACGGGCTTGTTTGTCGTGAATATTGCTGTAAAGACCAGGTTTTGTCGCCATTTAACTTCCCATCCAACCAGTTGAAACCATATTTCTGTCGTATGCACGTAGTGTACGGGCTTTCTCAGTGTACTCCCTATGCGCCACCGGAAATGCAAATGTAACGCATATCGCATCTGCCGCATCAGGACTAGCCAAACCCCTGGCCTTCATCTCTTTCTTACTCTCCAAGAAGATTGTCCCCCTTGAATCCGGCTTCATCATAGGCGAAATCAAGTCTGTCTTCAAGAACCTATCACTCGGAATGCTCGCCGTCTTCAACCAATCTCGCATATCGCCCCACATCTGGGCACGCATATTTCCATACATTATAGGGTTTTTTGACTTGTTGCCAAAATTTATCCCCTTAATCTTATACCGCTGCTCTTTGAGCCTATCCACAATCCCCGCACCTAGCCCGCCCTCATCAATCACCACCAACGCAGGCTTGAACTCCTCAATCGCCTCAATCACATGGCCCACCACCATCATTGTGTCATCACCCCTATGCCGCATGATCTTCACAATGTCGCGCCCCTGCCTGACCGCAATCACCGTCGCATCCGCACCAAACCGCGCAGGGTCCACGCCAATAATAATCGGTGCTGACTGATCCTTGTACTTAGGGCGCTTCATGGCCGCATCCACAATGTCACTCGATATGAACTGGTCATCCCCTTCACTAGGAAACATCCCATACACCTCAACGTGCGCCTGGCTTGAATCGGGACCATACTCCTGAATAATCCTCTCATACACCTGCTTGTCCGTCCCCTCCACCGTCCTCGCATCCACCACCCGAGTCTGCCAAAAGTCCCTCTTACTATTGAAGCACTCATAAAAGTACCCCGTGTTGCGCCGTGGGTTGGAAAACGCCAACCAAAAACGATTCGGCGTGTTCTCGGTAAAAAATCCACCAGTAACCGACCAAATCGGGTCAGCAATACCTGACGCCTCATCAAAAATCACTAGCACACCATCAAAGTTGTGTACACCGGCATACGCATCAGGATTCTCCTCCGACCACAGCCTACCCTCAACCCCCCAGTAGCGCGTACCCTTCTTCAAGTCCGTCTCCACTAACTCAGTCAACCACTTGGCAGGCGCCAACCGTGTGGCACTTACCTCAAACCAATGCGAGTTGAGTGACATCGCCAGCCACTTGGTAATTTCAGCCCAAGTAATCGAGCGCAGCTGATTCTCGCTGTTGGCCGAGATTATTGTCGTTGAACCAATGCGCGTTGTCAGCATCCATATAGTCAACCATGAAACTAATGCCGACTTACCAATACCACGGCCAGATGATATTGCTTCTTGCAATACTTTATACATTGCCTCTTTGTTATTTGATAACTCAGTATTGCCTTTAATATGATCCGTAATATCTTGCAATATCTCACGCTGCCATTTTCTTGGACCAGAGAAATGTTCTAGCGGCGTACCCTTAACACCCCAAGGAAATACATACTTAACAAACGCCAATGGATTATTACTTAATGCCGGACTCCAAAGTAATGCCATTAGCTCTTGTTCATCTTCGGGTTTGTATATTGGGGTTTGCATAATTTAAAAATAATAATTTAAAAAAAATAAAAATTGTTCACGAGGTGTCCGCTACCGTTGGCCCTTCAGCCACGGCCCTCCCCCTCCCCCTCGTTGGCCGAATCGGGCGCATCGGACATTGTGATGCGCGGTGCAACGTCGACCACATCGACCAGGCGCGACTGGGCGGCGGCCAGTGCTCCGGTGATTGAAATGCGGGCGTCGCTCACGGAAACATCGAGCCGGTCCCCATATTTATTTGGTGCGAGCTTGGAAAGAATCCAGCGACGGGCATCAATCTGTAGCTGGCGCTGGCGCACCAAGCCCGGGTCCGTCGCGCCGTTATCTAGCAGTGGGACCGGCGCATCCGCCAGCGTGAGAATCTGGTCAACCATGGCATCGAGCAACCCTTCGCGGGCGCGTGCATATCGTTCGCCAAGCTCCCGATCGGCCGTACACCAATCAATCCATGTCGAAGCTCCGATACCCGCTTTAATGCAAGATTGACGCATCGAAGCTCCGCCAAGCATTGAATCCAGCACCACCTGAGCAATCTCCGCCCGATTTTTTATTGCACTCATCTACACTCCAAATAGTTCAACAACAATCGAATTATCACCCCAAATCGACGCTGCATCGCTTGTATCAATGAATCACTCTTAAGAGAGTGATTCGATTCAATACAAAAAGCTCGCTTTTGCCCCCTTTTGCATCGGTGCATCAATACGCATTGATACAAACGATTCAAGCCGATTCAAGCCCAAAGCACTGTACACAATTACAGTAGCAAGTTTGTAGATTGTATCCATTGCAAGTGCCACAAAATCCGTTACACTCTATCTCATGGTGCAGCAAAGGGCCGCACCAGTAACCACTTGGAGAACACACAATGACCAAATCAGAAACCCGCGAAATCGCACTGACAATCAAATACGGCCAAACCCTTGGCGCCGATTACATGGCACGCGCATTGTCTGCACTGTACCGCGCAGCACGCAGCACCAAATCGCAGAATGAAATCTTGGCCATCGCACTGGCCTACAGCGTAGTTTCCAACGACGAATTCATCATAGCCTGACAGTCCCAGTCCCTGCGCATCACGGTGCGCAGTGGCGGGAATTGTCCCGATTACCCAAAGGATAGCACCATGAAACAGACAGTACAAAATGCAAGCCAATTCCGTGACGCATTTCGCGCAATGGATCGTCACGCCCAGTTTTCTTATGAGGGCATGGAGTTGTTATTTGACTACTTCGAGGAATTGGATCCTGATATGGAATTAGACGTTATTTCTATTTGCTGCGAATATTCGGAAAGCACACCGGCAGAAATAATGGAGAGCTATAGTTTAGAAAATGAAGAAATGGCAGAAGATTATGTTTCTGATAATGGCTCTTATATCGGCACCACGTCCGCCGGCTCCATTGTTTATCAACAGTTTTAAGGGGATTATCATGCGTGAACACTATAAACCCGCCCCCCAGCGTTACCCTCTGGCCGATATTGCCCTCGCTGTGGCCATTGGCGCAGCTTTGGCCCTGGCCCTTGTTGCATGGTGGGGCGCATGATGGATTACGCAAAACTGCAAACCCAAGCCGCCCGCATGGCGGCGAATGCCAAGAATGGCACCTTAAAACATGGCGGCTCGGTTTACACGTTCACGTTCACCCCTGAGTGGGTGTACGAAGTAACGGATCAAACCGGCGAAGTGTTGACTCGGTTTAATACCAAAAAACTAACCGTAGCGCGGCAGTGGCTGCGCGACTACTTGGAGAATTAACCCATGGACCCATACGACGACGACGACTGCGCCTACATGGGCGAAGACTGGCCCGTTGACCTCGAGCCGGAAGAACTGGAGTCCGACTATTATCCGGAGCCACTTTATGGCCAATGACATTGACATCGACGGCAAAATACACCATTTGATGGTGTCCTACGGGTTCACCCGCTGGGAAGCGCTGGAGTATTTATATTACGAACCGTATGATCCATTGGATTGGCTCAATACACAATGGGAAGAACCATGCTCGCTGCCGCCCTACTAGCGGCCCTCATTGCCCTGATTCTTGGCCTTTAACCCTTAACCCCAGCCCGACTAACGGGCGCACCTACAAAGCCCCATTACTGGGGCTTTTTTGCGCCCTCTATCTGGCGTTTAGCATCCTCAAATCCCCGCCCTATGATGACGCGGTGGCCGATACCCTCAAGGTACGCGATCCAGTCGCGCTGGGCGGGCGATACAGTGCCGCCGGTGGCCTTCTTCATCTCCACCCACAATCCCCAGGCCGGCACAAATAGGTCCGGCACACCCGCGGTCACTCCCTCGGCCTTTAGACTAGCGCCTTGCGCCATGCTGCGGCCGCCCCCATTCGGTATAGCAAATATGCGCACGTCCGGCCAGGTCTTGCGAAACCAAGATACCAAGCGCACCTGTTCGAGGTGTTCTGATGGTGCGGCGTCCGTCAAAATGGCAGCTCCCACTCCCATAGGCTGCACCCGCCTGGCTCACTCGCAAAGTCGGCCGGTGGCTCATCGTCAAACTCAGCGCAACGGCCGTCCTTGCTGTAATGGTCGCAGGTATGACAAACCCTTGGCGGCTCGGCTCTGCTGGTGGCGCGGTAGATGGTGACGATTTCGGGTTCTGGGTGTCTCATGGTGTCCATATCCTTTGTAGTACGGTAAAAAATTTGCCTTCGCGCTTAAATTCTATGGCCGCCGGCGGCTGGCCTTCGGTCAACTTTTGGGCCATTTCATGAAGGTCGGCGGTGCCATAGTCTAGGGGCACGCCTGCTTTATGCGCCACCTCGGCCAATAATCGGCGGCTTTTCTCGCCTGCGTAGCCGTCATGCGTGACAGCCAGATATTCGGTCACCGGTGGGTCACTCAGCCCACCGTAGTAGGTCAGGCTCAACATTTCCTTACCACTGGCGCGGCTAATGTGCTTGCGCCATGTCCACGAGGTGACCTCCATGTCAATGCCCTCGTTTCCCATGATGTCCAGATTAGACAGTTTGAGCGCTGGCTTCACCGGCTCGGGAAACTCCGCGCCACAGGCTGGGCAGACGCGCACCGATAAAGCACAGATTTCCTGACATTGGTCGCAGACCTTTACCGGCGCCTCGCCCACCTTGTCACCCTTCTTGGGTGGCGGCCTCACGGCGGTAATCGGTCCATGCTGCTCCACCACGCCTGCAAAGTCTAGGACCATGCAATCTGCTTTGCCGTCTGCAATCCGCAGGCCACGCCCTGCCATCTGCACATAAAGCCCTGGTGACATAGTGGGGCGCAGCATTGCGATTAGGTCGATCATTGGCGCGTCGAAGCCGGTGGTCAATACGTTGGCGTTGGTCAGCGCTTGGATGGTGCCTGCTTTGAAGTCGCGAAGGATGCGGTCACGCTCGGCGCTTGGCGTGTCTCCAGTCACGCATTCGGCCACAATGCCCTGCTCTGTCAGCGCGTCCTTGATGTGGTGGGCGTGGGCAACCCCAGCGCAGAAAACCAACCACGACCGGCGCTCACCGGCCAAGCCAATGATTTCCTGCACCACCTTGGCATTTTTGTCGCTGGTGTCTACTGCCGCCTGTAGTTCTGACTCAATGTATTCCCCGCCACGCTTATGCACCCCGTCCACCTCTAGCTTGGTGTCCGTCAACTTGGACCGCAGAATGGACAGGTAGCCCTTGAAAATCAGTTCCTCAATGCTTACCGGCTCAATCAGCGCGTCAAAAATGGCTGGCTTGTCGGTAATGTAGCCATGTCCCAAGCGGTACGGGCTCGCAGTTAGGCCAATGATTCGCAGGTTGCTATTGATGGCTCTCAGGTTAGCCAGCAGGGTGCGGTAGCCCCCTTCGTCCTTGTGGCTGACTAGATGGGCCTCGTCAATGATGACTAGATCAACGTGGCCGATCTGCTTTGCCTTAGTCCGCACCGACTGTATTCCGGCAAACGTAATAGGCTCTCCTAGTTCCTTGCGGTTTAACCCAGCAGAATAAACCCCCATCGGCGCATTAGGCCAATGTTGGCGCATCTTCTCGGCATTTTGAGCAATCAATTCCTTTACATGGGTGAGCATCAAAATGCGTGTTTCCGGCCATGATTGCAGCGCGTCCTTGCACAGCGCAGCAATGATGTGGCTCTTGCCTGACCCCGTAGGCAGCACCAGGCATGGATTGCCTTCGTTGCCTGCGCCAAACCATTCGTAAAGCTGGTCAATGGTGCGTTGTTGGTATTCACGGAGCATTTAATGCCTCCGCTACTGTCGGCCTAAAAATTACTACGGCACTTGGAAACGGTGCGCTGTTCTTTGCATCTCCAAACTTTAATCGCCCTTTAATAAAAGTAATTTCCCCTTTTACACAATAGTCATGCCACCACTTTGTGTCTGTTCTGGCTGGAAGCAGACAGACAATGGTGGAACCATGCAAACGAGATTGATCATAGGCTCTGGCTACCCACTTGCCAATTTCTCGGCCGTATGGTGGGTTCATCCAAACTGTGCCGAACCAGTCTTTCTTTAATCCATCGTCCGTTTCTGTAAAGTATTTACGGCATTTAGAATTTTCCGAAGTAGCACATACGTCAAGTTCAAATTTAAAAAAAGCATCTAACTTGTTAAAAAAGTTTTGTGGCGTAGCCCACATATCAGTTGCACTTGAAAACATTAATTCGTTGTTCATCCCACCACCCTCGCATCAAACTGACCCCTGATTTTATTTACAGTAGGGTCAGAGCAAGCCGCAGCATTGGCAAGCAATTCCTTGCTGCTATATACGCCCTCGTCTGGCTCGCCGTTAGCCAAGCCAAGGCCATTGATCTCATAGACTGCCACCCAGTCGGTGGGGCTTTCTAGGCGCTTCCAAGGCACCAAGTCAGGGTGCAGGACATGAGCCTCACAGCCAGTATGCTGGGACTCGGTGGGGATTACGTCATCCCATTTGGCACAGTGCCAAGTTGAATCGGACAATGGCGTTGCATGGGCGCAAGTGCGGCAGTTGACCTCTTTGGTGGTTTTGCTACCGTGGCAGAAGTCATGTGCCGCGCACATCTTGCACTCAAACCATGTGGCGTCTGTGCTGATGGGTGGCGGTAGGCGATCAGTCAGGGTAAGACGCTGGCCGCGCTCAATGGTCTTGATTGCATGGGCGCGGTCATACTCTAGGCGCTCGGTGTAGATGCGATCATCATCCTTGCAGACGGCGACATAAAGGGCGCGTTTCAGGTCGGTGCCGTGCATATATACTT